ATCGGCCCACGATGTTTGCATGATTGTTTTGCCTAGCCCCGTGTCGGCAAAAATAGCAGCGCGGCCTTTTTTGACCGCCCATTCAGTGACATATTTTTGAAAATCAAACAAATTGTTGTTTAACGCAATTGGCGCGTGTCCAATCATAATTTCATGTTGTCTTTTTTGTTGTATAAAATCATCGTATTGGTATTGCATGTTCTCACCCTATATAAAAGCCGTCCTTGGCTATGTTGATTATGTTACTTCTTAGCCCACGGCGGTGCTGATGTGCTGGCGGCTTGTGATGGCGCACTTGTCGGCATAGTAGGGCGCGGTATTGCGCTACCTTCAATGGCTTTCCAAGCTCGAATGTCGTTCCCAGGCCCATACTGTTCAGATTGCGTAACCTGAACCTTAATGCTCAATTTACCGCCGATGAAATCATCGGTATCGCTTAATCGTGATAAGCCGATGGCACGCATAATGTCACCCAGTTGCTGGCGTCCGATTTCCTCGGCCTTCGGATTGGCGTTCCTGATGTTGATGTTGCCAAACACGTAACGCCCAGCGTGCGTCGGCCCTAAGATTTCATACTTCAAAGCAATCATCTTGCCGCCGGATTTTGTCGGCCTTATTTCAGCCGAATTTATTGAAGCCATGTACCATCCAGCCGGAAGCGGCTCAAATGATGGTTGGCTAGTGGGAAGACTGTCGAGATCAAAAGATTCATCAAGTAACATTGGTTTACTCCTTTATAGTAATAGTAAAGCTGGGACGCCCTGGTGTGGTTGTAATGGCGTCCAGCAAAGGATCAGTGATGGTGTGGTCAGCGGCTTTCCATGCCGTCAATGAGAGTTCAGGCTTCCATCTGAACAGGGTAGCGAGATGATCCGCCAATCCATGTTCAGCGGCTATTTCAAGCAACCGTTCATCGTCAATCTTGCGGTTCATACGACAAACCGCCTTAATGACGATGATTCCTTCTTTGTGGGTTACGGTTCCTTCTTCGTCCTCCTGAATCCGCATGGCCTTAGCTAGGTCATCTTCTATGGCGCGTCTTTTCTGAGTTGCGGCCTTTTCGCTGGCCTTAGCGATAATCCATTCTTGGCTTAGTTTCTCAATGCTCATTTCCCACCTATTTTATTGATGATGTCGTTAAGATTCGGCGCTTCCCACGAATCTAACCGGCCCGAACGATCCTTAGCAGTCCACATGCCGTCCGAATCACACATGAACGCCCTTTGAGTATTGCCGTCAGCGTCACGCTCAACACGCAGCGCCAGAACTTCATCAAAGAAATAAGGCAGTTGCTGCCCTAGTTTTTGCCCGGGCATTGATGGCGCATACAGCATCCTGCCCATCTCATCCTGAGACTTTTCAACCTTGGCGGTCATCAGGACGTGCTTTCCAGGTAAATCCCTAAAAGCCCTAATGAGGTCAGTCATTTGCTCTTGCATCGCGCCATAAGCCTGACGCGGATCCTTGGTAGCTTTCTTTTCCGCGTTCAAACAGACTTCGGCAATTTCGCTGATTGAATCCAGCGCCACCGATTCAAAACCGCTGGCCTCAGAGGATGATGTTAGCCATGTGTAGGCTTCCATCAGGTCTGTCATGGAGTTAATTTCAATGAACGGAATATCAGCCCCCGCAAGAGACAGCAATCCACCCTCAGCCGAAAGGATAATCGGCGTTGGCAAAGTGGCAATGCTGGTTGTTTTGCCCGATCCGGCAGCGCCAAAAATCAGGATTTTTACACCGTTGGCAGACAAGCCGTCGGTGCGTTTAAGTTGAATAGCCATAAGGCTCCTATGTGTTATTGCTACGGTCAGCACAATGCTGGTTGTAGCGTTAAGTGCTAACGCCGGCGACACTCCCAGATAGTTTTGTCTGGCACCGGCGTTAGCGGTACTCCTGCCCGTTAGTTACAGGAATGGTTGTATTGTGCTGGTTGTCGCGTATCATGTCAACACTTTTTCACCCGATGAGCCAAAAGAATGACGGATTTAACCAACATCCTCGACGGCCCATGGTCGCCACCAACGCAAGTATTTGATACACCTGAGAATCAGCTACGCGATGCGATTATCCGCGCAGGGCTTGAACCACCTGATTACATACAGATTGACGGTGCGTTGCATCGGTTCAAAAGCGGCACTAAAGGCACACCAGGCCATGGCGATAAATCAGGTTGGTATATTGCTTTTAATGATGGTGTACCGGCAGGTCGGTTCGGGTGCTGGCGCGCAGGGCATGAGCAATCTTGGGTAGCCAATGTCGGACGGCAACTCACCGTTGCTGAACAGATGGCACAGACGCGGCGCATGGCGGAGGCTAAGCGAATCAGGGATGAGGAACGCAAGAAACAACAGGAAAACGTTGCGGAAACCGTTGAAACGATATGGTCAAATGGCCTCGGTGCGTCACCCGATCATCCATACCTACAAACCAAGGGCATTCAGCCACATGGCGCAAGAGTAGACAGCGCAGGGCGTCTTATGACGCCGTTATACAGCGATGATGGCGCACTTTCATCACTCCAATACATAAACGATGTGGGGCGCAAACTTTTTCACACCGGCGGAGCAACGTCCGGTAAATTCTGGATCATTGGTGAGATCGGTCATTCTTTATATGTCGCGGAAGGTTACGCTACAGCGGCAACTATCTATGAGTGTACGGGTCAAGCGTGTGCAATCGCTTACAGCGCATCTAATGTCGTTCACGTCGCTCGATTCATGCGCGAACGCTACGGCATAGCGCAGAACATTGTAATTGTGGGTGACAACGACGAGTCAGGAACAGGTCAACGATATGCAGAACAGGCCGCTACAGAAATAGGTGCGCGGTTAGTGATCCCACCCATCATCGGGGACGCGAACGATTACGCGAAAGCTGGATATGACTTAGCCGGTTTACTAAACCCACCATCAGATGATGATGAGTGGCTGATTCACGCAGATGAATTTAGCCAACAACCGGCCCCTATCAAATGGTTAGTTAAGGACTGGGTTCAGGATCAGGCTTTCATAATGGTTCACGGCCCCAGCGGTGGCGGCAAGACATTCTTCGTGCTGGATATAGCCAACACCATCGCGTCGGGACTCGGTGAATGGAAAGGCCACAAGGTAACGCCAGGTACAGTTGTATACCTAGCCGGTGAAGGGCATCACGGTTTGCGTAGCCGCATCGCGGCATGGAAACAATATAACCAAGTCAGCCAAATGAATATGTATGTGAGTCGTCATGGGTGCGACTTAAATACAGCGGAAGGGTATCACAAGGTATTAGAGTCTGTTAGAAAACTACCTGAAACTCCACGGTTAATAGTAATAGATACTTTACACCGGTTCCTGAAAGGCGACGAAAACTCGTCTGAAATCGCTAAAACCATGATTGATGCGTGTGGTTTATTGATGCGTGAATTTAATACATCAGTGTTATTAGTACACCATACCGGAAAGGATGAAAACGCACAAAAAGATGGGCGCGGTTCATCGGCTTATCGCGGTGCTTTGGAAATAGCCATTAGCGTTGTACCCGCTACGGACTCAACACCAATACAGATTATACAGCGCAAGGCCAAGGACTCAGAACTTGCCCCAGACAAGCATATGCGGCTTGAAAAGGTGACTATTAACGGATGGTTTGATGAAGATAATGAACCAGTAACCAGCGTGGTCATGGTTGAGGATGATGCACCGGTAAACAGCACCAGGAAAAGCGCAAAACATACTAAAAACCTTAAAGTAATGGAACGCGCATGGTGGGCGAGTGGCACTGAAATAAGAATGGATTTACCTTACATCACGCGGTCAGCATTGCGCGATCTTATGCGACAAGATGGCAAGGCAGAGCAGACTATTAAGAACGCCATGAACGCGAATAACGAGGGCAAAATGATAGCCTCCATGCTGGCGGATGGCGTCATTGAAGCGTACGAAAATGGGTTCATTGTGACAGATGAAGTTGAGGCATCAGCGTGGCTTTTGGCGCTGTAATAAAAGTACCCAAAGTACCCCTTAGGTACCCTGGGTACCTGGGTACCAAAAAGGATCAAATCAACGACTTACGAGGTACCCAAAGTACCCCTACCCCCTTTTAGGGGTAGGGTACTGGGTCACCTGTCGGTGATCGGCGTGTTGAGAGTACTAAAATTGAGCAAAAAATGAGCATCACACTGAGACTAGACTATCCACCCTCCGCTAACCGCTATTGGCGTTGTTTTCGGAATCGTATGGTTCCTAGTGCGGCGGCAACGGCGTACAAGAAGCACGTCAAGACCGTAGCGCACACAGACGGGCTTGTATTGCACAATGATTCTATTTGTGTCAATATAAAACTACTTCCAAAACTAACGGCAAAAGGCGAGGCCAGCAAAGTAATTCTTGATCTTGATAATTGCCTCAAGGTGGCGCTCGACGCGCTTCAGGGTGTGATTATCGAAAACGATAATCAAGTAAAAGAAATACACGCTAGTTATGGCGTACCAACACACAACGGCGGATTGATAGTTGAAGTAACAAGGATTGAAAATGCAAAAGTATAAGTCAGAATATCAGCCGACGTGGAAACTGATTTCTAAAACGCCACCACCAACGGGAACCAAGATATTATTAAGAATGAAATACGGAACCGCAGTTATAGGCCAGTATTATGAAGAAGGTGGTTTTACTCATTGGTGTGGCTTACCAAAACTTAGCAACGACGACAAGCATGAAATGGTGGGGTGAAATGGGTATAAAAAAAGAAATAACCGGTCAAGTATTCGGGCATTGGCGAATACTTCATGATGTTGAACCACAGCACACCAAGCGATGCGTAGCGGCTCAATGCTCTTGCGGCACGATCCGCACATCTTATTTGCATAACCTCACGTCAGGCCGTTCAACGTCATGCGGCTGTCAGCAAAAGGTGAAATGCAGTAAATTTATGAAACAATACTGGAAAGATAAAAAAGGGGAATGATTATGGAATTACGCGATTATCAATTTTTGGCAAACAGAACAGCAAAAGATTTAGGCTTCAAGGATGGCTTGATCCATGCCGCACTTGGCTTAACAGGGGAGGCCGGTGAGTTCGCAGACGCGGTAAAGCGCGTGGCAATTTATGAAGGCGCTCCGAACCGTCAGCACATGGTGGAAGAGTTGGGAGACATTTTGTGGTATGTTGCTTATGCGTGTGAGGTTCTAGGGGAGCCGTTAGAGATCATAGCTAGGGATAACATCGAAAAGTTGAAAAAACGCTACCCTGAGGCTTACAGCGATTTTAACGCGCATGCGAGGTTGGATAAATGATGAAGGCAGATGCAAACCAGGTGGGGGGATTGCATTACAACAGAATGGAAATCCAGCCATGGACGGCGATGGAGTCATGGCTTACGCCAGAGCAGTTCGCTGGATTTTTGCGCGGCAACGCAATCAAATACCTGGCCCGCGCTGGAAAAAAAGGCGACGCGTTGGAAGATATAAAAAAAGCGCAACACTATCTTGAGAAACTTATTGAGGTCATGGAATCTGGCCATGGCTGAAAAAATATGTGAAATTTGTGAGGTCTATGATGTCATGCGATGTATTAATAATGCTGGTATTTGCACTCTTGATCTTGGCGCAACTACGCAGTCAATAGTTGAGCCAACGGATTCATGCGATCAGTGGCTAACGATTCAGCCACGCAAAACGCTTAACGATGCAAAACCGGAAGAATGGGATGCGGTTGCTAAATTTGCAAAAAAGATTAAAGAGGCAACATGAGCGAAGAAGATTTGGAAGTAAAAAAAACTAAGAAAAAACCTTTTAAAGGTCAACCTGGTCCAGGTCGTCCAAAAGGATTGCAAAACAAATCAACAACAGCAGCACGCGAAGCCATCGCGATGTTCGTTGATAACAACGCGCATCGGCTTGAGGGCTGGTTAGATGAGGTGGCACAACAAAATCCAGAAAAAGCTTTTCAGCTATTCCAGTCTGTTGTTGAGTATCACGTACCCAAGCTGGCGCGAACTGAACAGACGCTGACCGGCGCGGATGGTGGGCCGGTTGAGCATTCGGTTCAGATAAAATTCGATGACTGAAACAATCGCACACTTTCCACCGAAGATGCGGCCATTGTTTGAGCCGCATCGCTACAAAGTCTTTCATGGTGGCAGAGGCTCAGGGAAATCCTGGGCTTTTGCTCGCGCCTTGTTGATTCAGTCAGTAGAAAAAAAACTGAGAATTCTTTGCTGTAGAGAAATCCAAAAATCTATTAAGCAATCAGTGCATCAGCTTTTGGTAGACCAAATACAAGAGTTGGGTTTTGGTTATTTGTTTGACGTTACAGACATAGCAATCCGCGGCAAAAACGGATCGGAATTTTATTTTTCTGGATTAGCAACTCACACGGTCGAAAGCGTCAAAAGTTACGAAGGAGTTGATCGTGTATGGTTAGAAGAATCACAAAATATCAGCAAAAAATCACTTGATATTTTAATTCCAACTATTAGGAAACCAGGATCAGAAATCTGGCTTTCATTAAATCCAAACCTTGAAACGGATGAGGTGTATCAACGTTTTGTTGTGCAACCACCGGATGATTGCGTTGTGGTGCAAGTGAATTACGACGATAACAAATGGTTTCCAGAAGTCTTAGAAAAAGAAAGGCTACACTGCAAAAAATACAGACCAAAAGAATATGAAAACATCTGGGAAGGCAAGCCGCTGATAGTGGCTGAAGGCGCAATCTACGCTGACGAATTTCAAGAGATGGTTGACCAACATCGAATCAACCTGGTCACTCACGATCCAATGTTAAAGGCGCATTGTATCTTCGATTTGGGTTGGAACGACTCGATGACAATCATCGTGGCTCAACGCGCAGGCTCAGAGGTGCGCATTATTGATTACATTCAAGAGTCATTCCATACTTTAGACTGGTACTCAAACGAACTTAAAAAACGTCCGTACAACTGGGGCAAAGTCTGGCTTCCTCACGACGGCGTGACTAAAGACTACAAGACCGGCAAAAGCGCATTAGACATAATGACGGCGCTCGGCTGGACCTGCGAGATTATTCCCATTGGCGAAGTCGAACACGGCATAAGATTGGCGCGTATGCTGTTCCCGCGTCTTTGGATGGACAAAGAGAAAACAACACTGCTACAGGAATGCTTAAAGCGTTACAGGCGCGCAATCAATTCAACGACAGGCCAGCCTACCGGCCCGCTTCATGATGAGTATTCCCACGGCGCTGATGCGTTCCGATACCTGGCGACGTGTGTGGATATGCTTAAAAATGATAATATAATCAAGAAACGACGCGCTGACGATTATCGCACCGGCGACTGGATGAGTTAATAACAGGAATCCCAATGGCAAATCTTGACACTGACAGCATTTACAACTCACTCGGACTCGGCGCTGATACCGACGTTGATGACACTGACCAAGAAACGTTAAGAGAAATACGCCAAAGATTTAGTGATGCGGTTGAGTTCAGCGCGACAGTCAGGCAGGAAATGCTTGATGATATTCGGTTTGCAAGGCTTGGCGATCAGTGGTCAGAAGCGGCTAAGTACGACAGGAACCGCCCTGGCAAAGAACGGCCCATGCTGGTCGTCAATCGGTTATTGCAGTTCAGGGATAGAGTTGTAAACGAGATCCGGCAAAACACTCCCAGCATTAGAATCAGACCGGTAAACGATGGCGCTGACCAAGAAACAGCTGAAGTGCTGATGGGACTGGTTCATCACATTCAAGACAACTCTAACGCATCGATTGCCTACGATACCGCTGTTGAATGGCAGGTCGACGCTGGTCTTGGTTATTTCAGAGTGCGCAATGACTATGTAGACGACACGTCGTTTGACCAAGACATATTCATTGACCGCATTCCTGATCCGATGAAGGTTTACTTTGACCCGCACAGCAAACAGCCGGACGGTTCAGATGCTGAGTGGTGCATCATAGCCGAGGAAATCAGCAAGGAAGAATTTAGGCGAATGTATCCCGATGTTGATGAAACATCATTTGAGGCCGCTGGAAATGGGGACATGCAAGGCTGGTATACCCAGGATTCAGTGCGCATTGCAGAGTATTATTATCTTGAGTACGACGAGGCGCAGGAAATCTATGACGAGGAGACAGGGCGCTCTCGCACGATACAGCCCAAGCGTTGCATGTGGTGTAAGGTCACTGGCGACAAGGTACTTGAGCGCACCGAACTACCGACTAAATATATTCCTGTAATTCCCGTTATTGGTCACGAGATATGGGTTCAGGGCAAACGTTATCTATCTGGCTTAATTCGTAACGCCAAGGACGCGCAACGCCTGTACAACTACTACTTGAGCGCCAACGCGGAAAATGTGGCATTGGCACCGAAAGCGCCATTCATTGGCGTTGCTGGTCAGTTTGAAACCGATCCCAACTGGGGTAGAGCCAACAAAGAGTCAGTGGCTTATCTTGAATATGATCCGGTTAGCATTGCAGGAACGCCCGTCGGCGCACCGCAACGCGCAATGCCGCCGCAAGCAAGCAGCGCAATCATGGACGCAATCCGATTGGCTGAAAATGACATTATGCAAAGCATGGGCATTTATCAGCCGTCACTCGGCGCTCAGTCAAATGAAACCTCAGGCCGCGCACTATTACTTAGGCAAAAGCAATCTGAAACCGGTAACTTCCATTATCAAGATAACCTGAACCGTTCAATCAGGCAATGCGGCCGCATTATCGTTGACATGATCCCAAAAGTATACGACCGGCCCCGCGTTGCTCGCATACTTGGCGAAGATGGTACACCGCGCACTGTCAACCTTGATCCGAATTTACCGCAGGCTTCAGCCAACACCGATAACCCAGCGATTGATTCAATCTATAACCCTGCGATTGGTCAATATGATGTAGTGTGCGATTCAGGCCCGAGTTATGCCACCAAACGCGATGAAGCCGCTAATATGATGCTGGCACTAACCCAAGCCAATCCCGCCTTGTTCCAGTCTATTGGCGATCTCATGATGAAAAACATGGACTGGCCTGGGGCAGAGGAAATATCAAAACGGCTTCAGATGCTATTGCCTCCACAACTTCAGCAGATGGCTGGCAATGACAAGGTAGACCCGCAAGTCATGCAGGCTCAACAGATGATCGAACAAATGGCGGATCAGATGGAACAGATGAGCGCAGAGATGCAGCAACTACGCGATCAACGCGCAATACTGTTGCAAGAAAAGGAACGCGAGTGGTTTGATTCTGAAACTAAAAGAATGGAAGTCGAAGGCAAGATTATGA